TTAGCGCTCGGCAGTCGAACTGACCGACGGCGATATTTTTTGCTCCGCCCATCTATCTAAATCCAATTTATGATAAAGCGGAAAGCGCCCTTGATACTGCATTGACGGGCCGCCGCCGTTAGTGGCGAGCTTTTCAAGCGTCGAGCGGGATATATCGATCCCGTGAGTTGTGCGAAGATATTCAGGAACGTCCTTGCGGCGTAAACGTGGTCTATCAATCATTTTGATATCTCCAAGGCTTGAATGCAGGCTTCACAGTCTTATCTGTCTGGCAGAGAAACGAACTGATACTGCCATGACCAAAATTCACTTTAATAAGCGGCAAGAGCCGGATGGAACATGGACCGTGGTTAGGCTTTTGACGGGTGAGCCTGCCAAGCTGAATGGCCAATTTTGTTCCAACCTGCGGCGCGATGAAGCGCAAGAAATCACCAACTATCTGAACATGCTGGGCGATGGCGATCATGATGCACCGCCGTCTAAGTAGGTGATTTCCCACGTTGGGTGGTACGATCCGGGTTCATGGCTCTCACCGTCAAGGCGAATGAGTAGGTACTGATTGCGAGCGCCTACAATCGTTCCATATTGAGGCTGCTTCCCGCCAGTATATTCAATGCGGCCTCCGCGCTTGGCAGGAACGCGATAGTTCTTTCTGATCCATGACATGCTCACGATGACACCTCTGTCGAGGTTGGGATTTCGGCCACAACATGCTCGCGATTCCTGCTGGCTGAAAAAGTACTGGGAACGAACTTAAGGCCATGGCTGTGCTGCCACTCGTCGCAGGCTAACCTGGTGCGCTTATCAAGATCGCTGATCTGGTCGCCAGTCGCGTCAAAATAGGGACCTTCGTCATATTCAGCGCTGGCTCGGTCGCTTTCCGCCAGACTTTCCTCGGCAGACTGAAGGAGCCTGTCCGCGTCAAGGATGTAGTCTGAAAGCTTGACGGGTTCTTGCTGCGCTTCGATTACGTGCACCGCGACGTACCATTTCCCATCGTCACTGAAAAACTCACCGACGCGCTCGTCGATAGCAAGCTGAATGACTTCTTCCTTGCTCTCGCAAGGGCCAATGGTGAACCATTCTTCATCGCGCCCACCCCACCATTGCCATTTCGTAGGCTCTTCCTCATGTTGAGGAAAAGTTACGTCCATGGACAGAGACGAGAAGGCGCGGACAACTGACAATACGTCCTCAAGCAAGATTGCCTTATAATTCTGTCCGCCAAGCGTCACAGTCTTGTTTGCGTGTTTGACAATCTCGTCCTCCAACGCCTGCGCACGGGAGGGGGTGGGGCGAGCGTCCTGATCGCGCAGCACGTTGGCCGCAATTTCAACGGCATGCCAATCGCGGTGGCTGATTGCAGCATGCAGAGCTTGAATTTCCTTACGATCGCTCATGTTTAACCTCCCGCAATATGCGCTTCACTTCGTCTGACGCTTCTTTGTCAGTCGGCTTTCTGCCCAAGCGCGCCTCAAGCTTCCCGTAGATCGTATGGGGACCGGCGTTGTGCCATTCGACTGTGACTTTCATGGTCGCCACCTCAGATCACTTGAAGTTCTTGCAGCATGCGCATCACGAACGGTTCGAGATCGGAGGTGGCCATATAAACGACCTTGTGCGTCGATCCTCCGCAGCCATCAGACACTTCAGCTGTGACGGTCTCGCTGCGTAACGCGTATTCGATTGCATATCGGATTTCAGTTTCGGTAGGCTTTGCTTTGGTCGTCATGGTTTCCGCGCTCCTATCAACGCATTGGCATGATGATGAACAGGGGAGGGTCGCCCGCTTCGGGATCTTGCACGGGTGAAATAAGGCATGGGCTGTTCGACGCTTCGAGCGCGAACCGTACTTCCTCAGAACCAATCGCACTGAGGACGTTGGTGCAGTATTTGTAGCTAAGGCCGATACTGATATCTTCCGGGTGACTTTCGGAGAGCGAAACCGCGTCTTCCATATTGCCAGCCAACGGATTTTCAATTTCGAGCCGGACATCATCTGCGCCGAATGCGAATTTGATCGCGTCGGATTTCTCACCAACGACCAGACTGACGCGGCCTACCGCTTCGAGCATTGCTTCACGGTCTACGTGATAGAGCTTGTCGTTGCGGGTCGGGATGATGCGCTGATAATCCGGGTAGGTGCCCTCGACGAGTTTTGACGTGACCGTCACGCCATCCTGAAACGCGAAGCGTATCTTTCGATCCGATAGGCTGATGACAGTATCGCCACCCGCTTTCGTGCAGTGTGAAAGAAGATTGAGAATGCCACGTGGAATAATAACTCCCGGCATGCCGTCGCAGCCATCGGGAGCCTGGATTTTCAAATAGGCGAACTGATGTCCATCCGTCGCGACAAAGTTCAGCTTACCTTCATTCCCGTGCATAAATATGCCGTTGAGATAGTATCGCGACTCTTCGGTTGAAACCGCGAACCCAACATTTGAAAGTGCTCGCGATAAGTCATTTGCGGGCAAGTTAAACGCGTGCGGAAAGTTGTTGCCCGGTATCTCCGGGAAGTCAGAAGCTGGTAGAACCGGAACTTGAAGCTTCGAGCGACCGGCTCTGATGTTAATAACAGCGTCATCGCCTTCAAACTCAATCTCGCAGCCGTCCGGTAGTTTGCTGACTGCGCTGTGCAGCAGGCCGGAAGAAACCGTAAATGCCGGAAAGTCCGAAATGCCACCCTGCACGGCACGCGCCTTAACTTCCACGTCAAGGTTTGTGCCTGACACTGTCAGATGGCCGTTTTCGCACTGAATCAGTACATTGCCCAGAATTGGGACTGTTGGCTTCTTTTCCACGGCGCGGTTAGCCACAGCAAGAGCCGGAAGGAGGGCGCGTCGCTCTATCGCGAAGTGTATGATTGCTGGCATGAGACTCCCTCTCGCGGGCTAGTTGAAATGCTTGGATTAATCGCTCTGCCGCTATGCGCGGGATCGCCTCGCGCCTTTCCGGCGCGGCAGTATGTGTAATCAGGTCTGCTGTCGCCCGTAGAAGCCCATCAATGAGTGCGTCTAAGGTTTCGGCTGGGGGAAATCCGATTGTCCGTACTTCTCGCCATTGCTCGTGAAATGTGTCGAGCACTGCTTGTCGGGCGTCATCCGCAATCAATTGCAGAGTTGCTGGATTTGGCCCGCCTGCGGACAATTGGTGCGATCAGCCGAAAATGCTTACAGCCAAGATCGCCGCACATACGCTGCCTGCAATCAGCGTGGCAATCGCGACCATATGATCGAGCTGGCGTGCATGTGCTTTGTAAGCGGTAGGAAGATGAAATCCGCCATCAACCTCAGTTTGGAAACGGATTTCGTTATACATGGCTGGCAACCTGACGAACCGATAGGCGGCGTGCAAGCGCAGCTGCGCGAGCACCGAAACGGTCGACCACATCACCGGAAAAGCCGTGGTGCGCAAGTGTTTCAGGGGAAACGTTGTCGCCAGAAAATGCCAGCACGCGCATCGTGTCTGCCATTTTGACAATGACATTGTCACGGCAAGTTGGAGCAGGCTTTGAAATTGCTTTTGGCTGAACTTTAATCATGGCGATCTCCATTGCTACTGTTCTGTCAGGAGCGACCGCGTTGCTACAAAGTACTCATTCAGCGCGGTCGCCTTGACGGGGCAAGGAAATAGATATCGGTAAAATAACCGATAGACAAGAGGAGTAGGTAAAAAAACCGAAATAAAGATTTGCGACGCGTATGCGTCTAAGTGGCATAGCGTTGTTTAAGAACGGAAATTTCGGTCAAAAAAATAGCCTCATCAAGTGAGGCTTTTTCAGTTTCTACCAGTTTACATGTCTATGACTGATCTTTTGACTCTGCCAATAACCGTGATCGCGCCCTCTAAAATCGGCGGGTCTATTTCTTGGTAGGATGCGGGCTGAAACTGAGGGGTTTCGTTTGGCCGGTAGCGTTTATAGGTGGCTTTGCCTGTTTCATCGCAGATAACGTAACAGCCGTTTGCCACAAGGCGCTTATCTTGTGTGTTAATGAATATGATCGAGTCAGGCGGGCTGATTTTGTTCATTGATGGCCCATCGACACGTAAGGCGATCCACTCGCCAATCGGCAGATTGACGGCAGGTATTGTAGGGTGATCGTCAAGATAGCCAACAGGATCTTGGTGCGTGAGTTCGCCAGCACTGATCCATGATATCAGAGGAACGTCCGTAATTGATGCTGGTTCGGCAGAGCCTTCTTCGTTGCCGATACCTTCCATTAGCCACGTGACATTGGTGCCTAATACCGGCGCAAGTTTCTCAAGTGTCTTAATAGACGCGCCTCTATCTTTCCCGGCTTCTACCGCCCTGCGCATGTTTCGAATTGCAGAATCGCTTAGGCCTGCAATTGTTGCAGCCCGCGATTCTTTGAGGCCGACAGCGTCGAGCCTTTTTTGGATACGGTTTAGAACATCTGCTAACATAGTGGTAATATTACCGAAATTAGCATGTTGAGGGTATCGATAAGAAAACCGAAGTGGCCTGTTGACAATATCGGTAAAATAACCGATTTCTTGATCATGTTGGAAATCGAGCACCTTTTGATCCTTATAGATGGCTACAAGAGTTCGACTGGCTTGCAGGACAAAACTGTCAGTAGTCGTGTTTTTGGAGACAGTAAGAAAATCTCATCGCTACGAAGTGGCGGCGATCTCACTGTTTCGCGGCTTAACGCTGCACTTCGATGGTTTTCGTCAAATTGGCCCGACGGATTGAATTGGCCTAACGGAATTTTCCGCCCAACTAGTGTTTCGCCTGCTGACCTCCCCAGTGGCGAAGCTGGGGCGCGCTGTAACAATGTTGGGCAGCGCGCCCCGACCGCAAATTCCGATTTGGTGGTAGCGCCATGAAACCATCATTCGCATCCTTTCATAAGCGTTGGACCTGTGGTCCGCCTCGTTTCGAGTAGATGGTCAAGCTTTAACGGCGCGACCTGAGAGTTTCACCGAATCCTTTGACGACTTTTTTTCCTTGAAATTTTCAGGGGGGGTGTTTCGTGCGCACTATTTCCGAGCAAGAACAGCGTTCGCTTAAGTCTGCCACCGATGGCGCTTATGCTTTGGCAGGCGGCATTAGCTGCATTCTGCCATTTACCCGCGTCGGCACTTCGACGCTTTCCAAGTACGCATCATTCAATGATGAGCATCACGACAGTTTCATGCCGCTTGATGTTGCTATCGAGGTTGATCGCAAAGCGAAATCCCCGACGATCATTAAGCAAGCTGCGGAACTGCTTGGTTATGAACTGGTTGCTGCCAATGCTGTGATTGACGGTGATCACGCGCCGCTGACGGCAATGGATGCGCACCGCGTCATGTCTGAAACGATGGACGTTTCGCAGGCTGTTCTTGCAGCTCTGGCAGATGGTCGTATCGATGCTGGTGAACGCAAGACCATCGCCAAGGAAGCGCGCGAGGCAATGCGGGCGCTCGAAGACCTGCTGCGCAAGGTGGGGGCTTAACGATGGTTTCCGTCTCAAGCCTTGTTGATCAATGGATCGCTGACAATGGCGCTCCTCGCCGGTTCGAGCCGGAAGTAAGCGGGAGCTTTGAATACTTCAATTGCTATCTGCATCGCTTTGGTATCCGCCTGCGCATGCAGGGCTGGCGCTGTCATTACTCGCAGAACGGCGGTCAATGGCGTCCCATTCCTCGCCGCCGGGTGCGGAAACTGGTGGACGAGTTGCGCAAGCTTGAAGGGTTGGAACCCCTCCGGGCGGTGCGGCAATGATCAAGGGCCTGCTTAAGCACGATTTTCTTATCCCCGTCATCGTCGCTGTCCTGATCAATCTGATGGCGGCTTCTCCATTTTTTATAGCCATTTATCTGGCGGAAGGGCGCTGACATGGATGCACCTGTCCATATCAAGATTGCCGATATCGATGTTCGCGACCGCTTGCGCGAGGTCGATGCATCCAAGGTTGAAGCACTCAAGCAATCCTTTGCCGAACTGGGTATGCGCACGCCGATCACGGTTCGGGTTGGTGAGGACGGTTTGCCGTTTGTACTATCTGCGGGTGCCCACCGTCTGGAAGCTGCCCGGGAGTTGGGCTGGCTGGAGGTTCCGGGCTTTATTCGTGATGAAAGCAAGCTTGATTCCGAGTTGTGGGAGATTGATGAAAATCTCGCCCGTTCTGAATTGTCGCCAGCTGACAGGGCTGTATTCACATTCCGTCGCAAGGAACTGTATCTGCTCAAGTATCCTGAAACCGCACATGGCGGCGATAGGAAATCAAGTGGCCAAGTTGGCCAGTTGATCGACCGGCAGGAGCGAAAGAGTTTTGTCGCCGCGACTGCCGAACTATCGGGGAAATCGGAACGTGCAATCCGGCGCGATGCTGATCGCGGTGAGAAGATTTGTGAAGCTGCGCTACGTCTGTTGCGCGGAACCCGTTTTGATAACGGAACGACGCTCGATAAGCTCAAAAAGCTCCCCAGTGACGTTGCCCAGATCGCCCTCATTGAGGGGTTGAAAGCTGAGGATAAGCGGGTTGCAGCTGAGAGCAAGCAAGCTCGTGCGCATACACAAAAGGTCAAACACGCAGTGCGCATGACAATCGCAGCTGAGATCGCAAAGCGGGGCAGAGAAACTGCGCCCGGCATTATCCAGAAGCTCTATCCGATCATCTATGCCGATCCGCCGTGGAAGTTTGAAACTCATTCGGAAATTACCGGGGGCGAGAAGGGCGCGGAAAACCATTATCCGACGATGGAATTTGACGCGATCTGTCGGCTGTTCAAAGAAATAGGCGATCCAGCCACCCCAGACGCAATGCTTTATCTCTGGGTGACAACGCCTATGAAAGGCCGCGCCATCAATGAACTGCTCCCAGCTTGGGGCTTTGAATACGTCTCAGAGCAAATCTGGAACAAGGTCAATATCGGCACCGGCTATCAGGTTCGTGATCAGCATGAAAGCTTGTTAATAGCCAAGCGCGGCAAAGGATTTTCGCCTGAGTTGGGCGATGCTGCACCCAGTCTCTATACCCAAAAGAAAAGGCGTCATTCCGAGAAGCCTGCTTGGTTCGCTGAGCAGCTCGAACGGATTTACCCGGACTTGCCAAAGTTGGAGATGTTCTGTCGCGATCCGCGTCCGGGTTGGGATGCCTGGGGCTATGAAGCTGCGGGGAGGGCTGTGGAATGAAGCCCCTTCGTGTTTTCGTCGCGTGTGAGTTTTCGGGAACGGTAAGAAATGCCTTTCTCGCTCGCGGTCATGACGCATGGTCATGTGATCTTCTGCCAGCAGAAGACCAAACCAACCGGCACATCGTGGGCGATGCTCGTGATTACCTTAATGACGGATGGGATTTGCTGATTGTCGCTCATCCGCCATGCACGAGACTATGCAATTCTGGGGTGCGATGGCTGACAAAGCCGCCGCGCGGAAAGACTGTCAGCCAAATTTGGCAAGAGCTTGATGAAGCCGCCGAACTGTTCTCGACCTTCTGGGATGCGCCAATTCATCGTATTTGCGTGGAAAACCCTGTCATGCACAAGCATGCCAAGTCGCGCATACGAAATTATGCGCCACCTGCGCAAAGCGTGCAGCCGTGGCAGTTTGGCCATGGTGAGGTCAAAAGAACCTGCTTCTGGCTGAATAATCTGCCGCCGTTACAGGCAACCAATATTGTTGATGGCAGGACGGCGCGCGTCCACAGAATGCCGCCCGGTCCTGACAGATGGCGCGAGCGAAGCCGTTTCTTCACCGGCATTGCTGACGCCATGGCTGATCAATGGGGTGGCTTGCCTGCCGCTGAATTTGTGGAGGCAGCACAATGACAGACACTATGCTGCCTATCCTCCGCGCCATGCATGACGCCGGGACCGACGCTGAACGCGCTGCAATCCTGCTGACGTGTCCGATTTCAATCATGCTGAAGTATCGTCAGGTGCTGGAAAGCGCCTGCGCTCGACACGATTTCGATGCTGGTAGCGAGTATCTCGTTTGCTTTTATGCTGCCATGCATCAGACGCGTTTTCGTGGAAACGTTCGCGGCGCTGCATTGAAGCATGCCGAAGGGCGACTGCTGCTGTTATCCGAGCAGGTGCCGTTATGAGCGCTGATGCTTCTGATCTGCGCCGCATACGCGCGAAACTGGCGGCGCTGGAAGGCGCTGACTGGCAGCTGTGCTGCGAGAGTGATGTTTCGTTCGTTGAGGCAAAGACGCGACATGGCGAGCTTAATAAGGTCGCTACGTTCCATCCCGGCGCTACATTTGACGAGATTGATTTCATCGTAAGTGCGCCGCGCATGGTGACAACCATGCTCGAATTGGTTGATCGGGCAATTGTTGCGATGCGACAGCGTGGGCCAAAGCAAGGCGGACAGCGCCAGTTGCAGAACTATGCAGCTGAGGCTGCAATGAAGTGCGACGACGACGCGTTCAAGGCTTTTCTTGAGCAACGGCACGGCCTTGAGTGGCCTTTAACAAAGGAACGGGCAGCGGAAAAACTGCGCACGATCCTGAAAATACAATCCAGAAAAGAACTGAACGAAAACAGCGCTGCGGCTGATCGCTGGCGGGATCTGCGCGCTGCTTTCGAAGCATGGCTAAGGGTGGGACAATGAGTATTGCCGTCATGTCGCGGATATTCAAAAAACAGTTAGGCTCATCAAGCCGGAAGATGCTTGCGGTTCGCTTGGCTGATTTTGCAGATGATGACGGTCGGGGCATTTGGCCTTCTGTCGCCACCTTGGCGCGTGAAACGGACCTGTCAGAGCGGACCGTGCAGCGCCTTTTGCGCGATTTTGTGGATGAGGGTCTGTTGCTAGTGGTTTCCGCTGCTACAGGTCGCCCAGGCGAACCGACGCGCTACGACTTCAACATGAAGTCATTGACCTCTTTGCGCGATGCAAAAGATGCCGCTGACGGGTGTCATGGTGTCACCGGTGACACGGTGTCACCCGTGACAACGGCGGCTGAGACGGGTGACATTGACGACGCCGACGGGTGTCATGGTGTCACCCGAACCGTCATAGAACCATCAGATAAACCATCATCTGAGAGAGAGCGCGAGGGCGATCAGGAAAGCAGGGAAAACAGGAAGGCCATTGAGCGTGCATTCAAAAAGGCTTTCCACGTTTGGCCGACTGCGGTCACGGACAGCGAGCCTGACGCGTTCCGGGTCTGGAATACGCTCTCGCCGGAAGATCGCTTAGCGGCTTCGGATGGTGCGGCTCGTTACGTCGAGGCCGCAAAGGCCATTGGACGTAAGGTTGTATGCTCCTATGCGGTCTATCTTCGAGAAAAGCGTTGGGAAAAGCTGCCAGCGAAAGCGCCGGTCGAACAATCGGGTTCGGTGCCAGCGCCGCAACTCGGCAAGATTTGGGGCGCACGCGTCTATGAGCTTTTGCTGAATGGTCCCACGCAGGCTGTCTCACTGAATGCATTCGAGCGGGACCTCGCAGATAGCGGACGCTTTACGGCGGAGGCCCTTCTTCGCGAAAAGAAGGCACGGCAAGGTTTCCCGGCTGTGAATGAATTGTTCGAACGTGCTGCGAACCGACGCGGTGCGCTTCTTCCTGTTCGCTTGCAGGCAATCAAGGATCTTCTCGTCCAGGTTCGCATCGGTAGCGATGAATGGAAGGCTTGGGAGGCTTTTCACCTTGAGCGCGGTTGGCCTTGGTTGCCCGATCTGGGCAGCGCTGAATGGGTGTATTTCCCAGCCGGTGGGCCACAAGGATTGAACGGTTTCGAAATAGCTTTGAAGGGATTGGGTGAAAATGATGACAATTGATCCACGTCAGATCGATAGAGCGATAGCATCCACTCCCACTGACGAACAGTGCAGGGCGATAGACAAGGTGATTGCAGAGCGCCGTCGTATCGCTCGTTTGAGGTCGGAAACAGCGAATCGCGCAGGAGATGATTCTCCATGGTTCGTCCTAAGCGTGTTGACTGGCCGTGAACTATCGGTGCGTGATCAGCTGATAGACGCAAATATAGAAGTGATTGTCCCCATGAAAATGGGGCCAAAGCTTCGTCGTTTTCATAAAGAAATACCAGCCAAACCGCAGCCAGTAATGGTCGGGTATATCTTAGTTAGATGCCAACTGAACAATGCATCTTTGGCGGGATTGTTAACGTTTGATCATGTCGTATCGGTGCTTGGTGGTAGCGAGAGGCCTTATTTGGTCGATGCCGATAAAGTAAATAAATTCAATGAGAAGGCCGGGAAAGGTGAGTTTGATCATGAGGTGCCGCAATCAGCGTTTACCGGCGTTAAGAGGGTCGCTATTCGTGAAGGTGTGTTCGCGGGTAAAGAAGCAAAATTCATATCGGGACCGGCAAAAGGCAAAGGTGTGGCTGTTGTAGAGCTCGAGATTTTCGGCCAATCTAGATCAATGATTATGCCTCTTGCATTCCTCGCTCCCTTATGAGCGTAATCCCTCCACGGGATGATCCGGTAGAGAATAGTGAGCCTCAATACACGGTAGCACGTGGGCACAAGTTGCTGAGGTGGTCGCGCTCGGACCCCGCCTTGACTGTCTCAATCACGAGACATCGATTCAGGGCCAGAGCGTAAGCTATGTCTGAAATTCACCAATCACACTGAGCGCCCATGTGGCGCTCTTTCCATATGTATATGAGGGTTGCAATGAACCTCGATGTGTCGACCGGACTGAACGGGTCGTCCGCAGCTGCCTATCTTAACTTCGATACAAAGAACTTCGATGCTCTCTTGAACTCTGTTGAGCGCGAAGTCATGCCGAAGGCAGCTGTTGCTGCACTCAACCGTACCGCTGCCGTAGGTCGGCTTGAAGTCCAGAAGGAAATGGAACTCAAGCTCGATGCGGTGACGCCATATGCGAAACGAGGTGTCATCTACGAACAGGCCAATAAGGATCGGCTATCCGCGACGGTTATGATTTCTGGACGATCATGGGGATTGAAGAACTCAACGCCACCTGCGAACTTCCTGACCCCGCAATTCTTTGGTGGTCAGCGCAATCTCAAATCCTTCGAACGGCAATTACAATCAGCCAGTCACCTGAAGTCCGGTGAGTATGCAGTGCCTGCGCGGGACACGCCGCTCGATCAATACGGAAATGTTAGGGTAGCCCTCATAGTCCGCATCCTTGCTGACCTTCAGGTCACGCCGCGAACCGAGGGGTACAACCGCAAGCGTAGCGATGCATCCACGAAACGGAACCGCAACTATCGGTTCGCTCGTTTCTTTGTGCCAGAACGAAATTCACACCTCCACCCTGGAGTTTGGCAACGCGACCCTCGCGATAATGGCATCAAGGCGGTGTTTTTGTTTGTCCGCATGCGTCCATACACCAAGCGTGTCGACTTCTTTGGTGTCGTTAAGAACGTTGCTGAAAAGCGCTTCGGACAGTTCATGGCCGAGGAGATCGGCAAGCGAATGAAACGGTGATCGGCCCATGACCGGAAAGCCCTCAAAAACGTTTCGGGTCCTTCCAAGCCCGGTCTGACTGCGGGTATTTCGCACGGCTGCATCGGGTCAGTCTGAGCCGGAAAACGAAGCCTAAACTCAAGGCTAAACTCCTAAACTCAAACACTAAAGTTGGAACATTGAGCGCGGGATTAAGCGCCGCCGATGCTTTATCCCGAGGTTGAGAGATGACAGCAACGCAATCGTTGCCCACGATGACGAAGGGTGAGTTTGCCCGATTGATCAATGTCACGCCGGGCCGTGTGTCTCAGTACATTGCTTCAGGCCAGATCGGGCCGGATGCCTTGGATGGAACAGGGCGCAGCGCACGCATCATTGTTGATAAGGCTCGCCGCCATCTTAATGGTCGGTTGGACGTTGCGCAGCGGCTCGGCCTCAACGGCATCGCAACTCGCGCTGCGCCTTTAGAAGAATCGAAACAGGAACTTGATCTTTCAAGCGCGCCAGCGGTCACGCTTCCTCGCACTGATGTCGTTGCCGACCAGATTGCACTTGAAAAACTCGAACAGGCCAAAATGCAGACCGCGCGGGCACGCCGCGAGGAAGCACTTGCGAAGGGCCGGTACATTTTCGCAGACGATGCGAAGGCTGAGATCACCCGTGCTGTTGCTATGGCTTATCGAGTGATGGAGGGCGGGCTTGCGGATATGGCGACATATCTTGCCGGTCAATTTGAAGTGCCACAGCGCGATATTCTGCATCACCTGCAGAAGTCATTTCGCGACGTGCGTGCTCGTGCCGCTCAGAGCTTTCGCGACGCTGTCGACAATGAACCGGCCCATATCACCGATGACCTGATGGATGCCGACAGCGAGGACGATCAATGACGCTCCTGTGCAACCCGCGCCGCCTCACGTATCAGGTGTTGATGCAGGAGACGCAACCGCCGCCACCAGTCGATTATCTGAAATGGGCGAAAGGCAATATCGTCTTTTCTGATCGCATCACACAGTTTCCGGGGCCCTACAACGAGGCGCTGTTTCCGTTCTTCTCAGAAATTCTGCGAGCATTGTCGCCAGAAGATGCTTGCCGCATGGTGACCATTGCCAAGTCGGCACAGGTCGGCGGCACGGTACTGGCCAACATCTTCACGCTGGGAACCATGGATATGGACCCGTGCGATTTTCTGTATGTTCACCCGACCGAGGAAAATGCTTCGCGTTGGTCAAAGCAGAAGTTGATGCCGCTCTTGCGGGAAACCACGGCTCTCGCATCGCTCTTTCCCGAAAAGAGCCGCGATGGCAGCAATTCGATCCATTATAAGGAGCGCGCCGACGGGCGCGGCGCAATTCAGGCAGCGGGTGCCAACTCGCCATCTGGCCTTTCGATGATTTCACCGCGTAAGCAGGTGCAGGACGATCTGTCGAAATGGCAGAACAACGAAGCAGGCGACCCGGAAAGTCAGGCAGAAAGCCGGTCGAAGGCGTTTATCTCGGCGAAAATCCTTAAAATTTCGACGCCGCTGATTGCTCCGGGCTGCAGGATTTCAACCAACTTTGAGCAAGGAACACAGGAACGTTACCATGTTCCATGTCCCCATTGCCGACATTTGCATGCGCTCGAATGGGAGAACATGCGGGATCATATCGATGCTGAGCATCCAGAGAAAGCAGGCTTCTTCTGTCCTAAATGCGGTGGGGAAATTCGGGAGCATCATCGCGCATGGATGGTTGATCCGGCCAATGGTGCAAACTGGGTTGCCAAATATCCAGAACGTGCGCGCTATCATCGTTCGTTTCACATCTGGGTGGCGTATTCGCCGCTGGAAAGCTGGGAAGCGCTGGCGCGGGCATATCTGAACGTCCAGCGCGGCGGCCCCGATGACAAAGGTAAAAAGTCAGGTGCCGAACAGGTCTTCTTCAATGACTGGCTGGGCCAGCCGTTTGAGACAGATGGTGAAGCGATTGGCTGGGAGCTACTGCGTGACCGCGCGGAACTGGGCAGTGTCATTCGCGGCGTGATCCCGCCTCGTGCGCTTGTCCTGACAATTGGCATCGACGTTCAGGGTGACCGCGTTGAATGGCAGCTTCTGGGACACGGTAAGAACCGATATCGCGTGGTGATTGATCGGGGGATCTTTGACGACACGGCTGGGCGGACTTTGCCTGGCTACGTCTCTCACTCTGGCCATATCTCAGAGCCGCAGGTGCAGTATGCTTTGTCAAAGCTTATCCAGAGAGAATGGCCCGATTCATGGGGCAACAGGCGCAAGGCCGATCTGACTGCCATCGACGGCAACGCCTATACCGAGGACGTGTGGGAATGGGCGCGCAAGCATCCGATCACCGATGTCATTATGGTTCGCGGTGACAACCGTGAAGCCGCCCCGATGTTGGGGCAGGTCAAGAAGGAAAAAGACAAACGCGGCAAGCCACTCAAATATCAGCGCCGCTTCTTTAACTTCAACGCTTCGGTGATGAAAGCTGCTCTCTACCGCTCTTACAAAAAAGAAGACCCTGAGCAGACTGGCTATATCGAATTTGCGAAAGGCTTGGGAGATGACTTTTTCCAGCAAGCAACTTCGGAACGACGGGTTCAGCGCAAAAACCGTGCAGGCCATCCCTATTATGAATGGGAATTGCCATCAGGCATTCGCAACGAAGCGCTGGACATGATCAATCAGGCGCAGGCCGCCGCCCTTCGTCTCGGCATCAATTACTGGACGGAGGAGGAATGGGACGCACTGGCAGAACGGCTCGCCAGCGAGCCACCGCCAGCCCAGCTCGATCTTGAAGAAATGATGTTTCAGACGTCGCAACCATCGCAGTCTTCATCAAGACATGAACCACAAGATAAAAATCCGCTCGTTGCAGCGGCCATTGCCAGAGCGCGTGCGAGAGCATCGCGCCGAGGCTAACAGGAGTCTCGAATGGCCAATCGTGAGATCATCCAAAAGCGTCTCACCGAGGCACAGGACGCTTTGCATCGCCTTCTGACTGGCGCTGCTACGGTGCAGTTAAGTTATCAGGGTGAAAGCGTGACTTACACCACAGCCGATGAAGGCAAGCTCCGCAACTATATTCGGGAACTGGAATCGCAGCTTGGTCTTGCGCCATCCCGTTCTCGTGCACGTCGCGTGGTGTTCGGATGAGCAATACAGTCATTCTCGACGGTTCAGGCAATCCGTTGCCTGAACCCGTGCGTGCAGCAGCTCGCCGGCGATATGCAATGAGCGCGGCCTATAGTGCAGCCAGCAACGATCATTCCTCTATGGCCGCATGGCGGCCCGGAACCTACTCGGGACAGTCCGCGCTCGGTTTGAACCGTGATGTTGTTGTAGATCGGATCAATGATGCTGTGCGGAACAGCGGCTGGGCATCAGCAGGTGTCACGCGTCTCGTGGATAACGTCATAGGCTCAGGCTGGCGCTTGTCATCGAAGCCTAATGCAAGAACGCTCAATCTCACAGAAGATGAGGCGGATGAGATTGGTGATCAGATTGAAGCGCTTTGGTCTGATGTGGCCACTGATCCCCGAAACTGGTTTGATGCTGAACGTACCAAGTCGGTCGCTGGCATCCTCGGACTTGCTGCCCGTCATCGTTTTACCGATGGAGAAGCATTTGCTGTCCTGCCTTATCGCATGGGTGGGAACGGTTACGGTACTTGTGTTCAAGTAATTGATCCTGCCCGATTATCAAATCCGATGGGGCAGATGGATTCGGAAACGTTGCGTGATGGTGTAGAACTCGACGAATATGGTGCGCCTGTTGCCTACCATATCCGCAAGGCACATCCGGGTGACGTCTTCGGGCGCATGCAGCAAATGTTTATCTGGGAGCGCATTGAGCGAGAGGATGAATATGGCCGTCCGATAGCCGTTCATTCATATGAAGCGACCCGCGCTGGCATGACACGAGGCGCGTCGAGATGGGCACCTATCCTGCAGCAGTTGAAGCAGGTGTCGGACTATAATGATTACGAACTGCAGGCGGCGTCGCTAAATGCCGTGATGGCTGCTTTCATCAAAACACCATTCGATATGGACCAGCTCGCAGATTCTCTGGGCGCTGGCGATATCGGAAAATCAATCAATGCATTAACTGCGGCACAAGCTGCAGCTTATGGGGCTGATCCTATCCGCCTCAAAGGCGCTCAGATCAATTTTCTAAACCCAGGCGAAGACGTCGTCTTTACCAAGTCTGAGCACCCGAATGCTGCATTCGAAGTGTTTGTGAATGCAGCCCTTCGTAACATCGCATCCTGCGTCGGGCTGACATACGAACAGCTCACCATGGATTGGTCGAAGGTCAATTATTCGAGTGCGCGTGCAGCATTGCTTGAAATTTGGCGCGGTCTTTCTGCGGAAAAATCCAGCTTCGCTCATTCCTTTATGCAGCCCATTTATTGGGCTTGGCTTGAGGAGGTGTTTGATCAGCGCCGCATCATACTGCCCCCGCACGCGGTTTCATTTCAGGCCAACCCTGCGGGCTGGGTGCGGGCTGCATGGATTGGCAGCGGGCGCGGTTGGGTCGATCCTGAGAAGGAAGCGAAAGCCGCTGCCATTCGTCTTGCAACGGGTCTTACCACGCAAGAATCGGAATCGGCGGAACAAGGACGCGACTGGAAGGAAGATATGATGCAGCGTGCGCGCGAACAGAGATTTGCTCGCAAGCTGGGCGTTGTGTCCGGCGAAACTGCAAGTGCCGGCGTCGTGTCGCGGTTTGCATCCGATCCAAACGAACAGGGCGATGAAGAAAAGGAAGAGGCAAGCAAATGATGCCATATGCCATGCCCGAAGTTGCAGCTCGTCTCTTCAACACGCCGTTGATGCTGCATGAGGGGAAAGCCAATATCATCGCTCGCGCCTTTGGGCCGCGCGTGCTCGGAAACGAGGTCAATGTTCGTGCATCACCTGAGATGGGAGTTCTCACGGAAGACATGCGCGAGCTTCGTGACGGATGGACCGGCGAGAAAATCTATAACGGCCCTAAAATGGTGGGGCAGGTTGCGGTCATCGAAGCGGAAGGTTCTCTGGTCAATAAGGGCGCTTGGGTCGGTAAGTCATCAGGTGTCACCTCCTACGAGGGATTGAACATCCAGATTGCTGATTGCCATGAGCGCGACGACATCAAAGCGGCAGTCATTGAAGTTGATAGTTTTGGCGGCGAAGTTGACGGCTGCTTTAACTGTGCCGAGGACCTTTTTCAGCTCTCTCAGAAAAAGCCGACAATTGCAGTTCTGACAGATCATGCCTGTTCGGCAGCGTATTTGATTGCATCAGCCTGCCGCCAGATTGTTATTCCGGCGACCGGTTATGCAGGCTCCATTGGTGTCATCTCAATGCATGTGGATGCGTCCGAATGGGCGAAGAAACAGGGGCTTGGCGTGACAATCCTTCGTGCTGGCGAGCGCAAAGCTCGTCCTGGCATGTTCGAAGCCATGTCCGACGACGAATACAACACCGCAATTGAGGATCTCGAATCCATGCGCGTATTGTTTGCTGAAACTGTCGCGCGCTATCGCGGTGGTCGCATATCACTTGATGCCGCTCTCGCAACTGAGGCGGATACGTTTCGAGGCCAGAAGGCAGTTGATCTCGGACTGGTCGATGCGGTTGCACGACCAAAGGATGCATTCAACGAGTTTCTGGCAGCGATAGGCGCATAAGCGCCCAGCCTGACCAACCCTAAAATCAGACAAACTTATAAGGAATAGAGCCGATGTCGCTTGCACGCGCTATCCGGGCCGCCGTTGGCGGTCGTTCCATGAAATACCGCCTTGAGGATGAAAAGCCCGAGGAACTGGAAGACGATGAACGTCCTGAAGACGCAGAGGACGACGAAAACGCAGACCCCGCAGCAGACGATGAAGACGAGCCAAAGCCGGAAGCGGATGAGGACGAGCCTGTTGCTGACGATGAAAAAGAAGGCGGCGAATATGCCCGAGGTCGCCGTGCGGAACGCAAGCGCATGTCGTCGATTCTCGGGTGCTCACATGCTGACGGCAATCCTACGCTTGCTGCTCATCTAGCCTTTAAAACCGGCATGAGTGCCAAGAGCGCCATTTCTGCGCTTCGTGCCTCTGGCTCTGCAGCATCTACGCAACCTTCACTTGCTTCCCGCATGAATGGTCGTGTCCCGGCCTTGGGTAATGGTGGTGTCACCACTCAGCCCAAAACGGCTGATGCGAAACTCGTCGCATTTGCCAAAAGCCGCGCCGCCGCTCGCAAGGCCTGAATCTCATAGGTTCGTAATTCCGTAAATCTCATAAGGGAGAGCTGCTCATGCAGACCCAAGATTATACGCCCGGCGACCTGCTTGTCGGCGATTACCCCGTTGCTGTCCGCACCGTCACAATTGGTGCTGGCCAAGTCCTGAAACGCGGCGCAGTGCTGGGCGGCGTTGCCGGCACCTTCAAGCTGTCCGCTGCTGCGGAAACAGACGGCTCGGAAGTGCCGTCGGCTGTCCTTGCTGTTGACGTCGATACCACGGCTGGACCCGTGCAAAAGCGCGTTTACACCTCTGCCGGTTTCGATAGTTCCAAGCTCATTCTTGGTGAAGGTCATACCGTTGACACGGTGGAAGCGGCATTCCGTGAAGCTTCAGCACCGCTCTACATCCACAAGCTCGCCTGAGCCTTCATCACTCATCATCTGCGTTTAGACGCCCAATCTAAGGATTTTCCGGAATGGAAAACTATCTTTTCAGCACGGTTGCGCTGGCTGCGGTCATTGAATCGCGCGACCGCCCTACAGCGTGGATCCGCGATACATTCTTCCCGAATGGCTTTCAGTCGGATTCAGAAGAAATCGCATTCGACAAGCTTAAACGTCGCCGCAATGTGGCACCGTTTGTGTCTCCACTGGTGCCGGGTCGCGAGCGTGCAATCCGTGGTCGACAGACGACCACTTTCACGCCCGCTTACGTGAAGCCGAAAAATACTATTCGACCAGGTGAGGGTTTCCGCCGTCGCCCCGGCGAGCGCATCGGCGGTGAATTGTCACCGGAAGATCGTTACCTGCAAACTGTTACCGACACACTCTTTGATCAGGATGACGAAATCACCCGACGCGAAGAGATCATGGCAGCCGAAGCCCTGAAATCGGGAAAGATCACCGTCAGCGGGGAAGACTATGAAACGCAGGTTGTCGACTACGCTCGCAAGGCGGAACTGACAGTGGCGCTTACAGGTGCCAATCGTTGGGGTGAGAACGGCGTGAAGGTCCGAACTTCCATCCGTGATTGGGGTACTCGTGTTGCAAAGGCGTCAGGTGGTGCTGCAACTGAAATCATTCTGGGTGCAGAAGCTGCAGAACTGCTTCAGACCGATGAGGAAATGCGGCAGCTCCTTGATAACCGCCGGCAGGCAGATGGCGTCATGCAGCTTGGCCCGATTGCTGCGGGCAGTGAGGATATGGTTGCAGTCTACCTCGGCTCTGTTGGTCAGTTTAATTACTGGCAATACACGCAGCTATTTCAGGATGATGCCGGCAACGATATCGAAGTGTGGCCTAGCTATGGTGTGGGCGTGGTCTCTCCATCGCAGTTACAGGGCTTTATGGCGCACGGTGCTATCCAGGACACAGGCGCAAGGCTGGCACCACTCGCCCGTTTCGCGAAGATGTGGGAACAGCAGGACCCATCCGCCACGATGTTGATGACGCAGAGCGCCCCGCTCCCGGTTCCCGGCGATGCGAACGCATCATTGTTCGCTCTTGTGCGCTGATCGCGTCTGTTGAAACGGAGGATCATTGAAATGGCTAAAAAAACTGTCACGCAGGCCTATGCAGCCACACTCATCGTCGGGGGCAAGGACATACCTCCCGGCACGCCTGTCTCTTTGCCCGAAGATGAAGCCAAACGAATTGGTGACATTTTTGGCGTCATCCCGGCTGTGAATGAGGCGGTGAAGCCGTCTCGCAATGCCACTGTCATCGCAAAAGCATCCGAGACGGATGCTCTCGCGAAGTCGCTTGAAACGGCGCAACAGGCATTCGATGCAGCAAAAGCGGCATTGGAAGGCGAAGACGCAGGCGATGATGAGCTGAAAGCTTTTGAGGCGGCAGAGAAAGCGCTCAATGCTGCTGAACAGGCGCTTCAGGACGCACAGGGCTAATGTCGCGGCCCGGTGTCTTTGCACAAATGGGAGGCGCTTTTGTCGCCTCCCTCGGCAATGTTGAAATAGAACTCACCATTGCAGGCGTCGTTCAAGCACCACTTCGGGGGATTTTTCGAAGCGTTCGCGATACCGATCTGATTAATCTCGAAGGCATCGCCGCCGAAGGCATCCGTTATACGCTCGCAATTCAAGGAAATCTGATCGATGCCGTTCGGCAGGGCGATATGGTCAAAATCCTTGAGAGTGATGACAGCAAGAACGTCGGGGATGTGTTTGAGATTGCGGGGCATGTTGATGATGGCCGCGCGATGAAACGTCTTCTTTTACAGGATCACTGATTATGCATCTTCGTTATCAGATCCTCGAAAAACTCAAGGCTGATCTACAGCCTTTCATCGTCACCAAAAACGGCAGGGTATCCCTGATGCGTGCACGCGCCATCGAGCAGGAGGATATGCCATTCTTCACTATCATTCATACGGGCGAAACATCCACACCCGATGGCGTCATTCTGGATGAGGTCACCAATCAGGAGCTGGCGCGCATCAATCGCCGGTTACTGGTCAATGTCATTATTCAATTCAAAGGCCGTTCAGACCCACAGCGTGAGTTCGATGAACTGGCAGAGTTGGTGGAGCAAGCGATACCGCCATCACATCTGGGTGGTCTGGTCATCGATATTATACCCACCGCTTCGGAAATGTTCATTGACCCGCAAACAGCCCAGAGTCTTGGCTCGGGCCGTGTCGTATTCGAAGTGAGCTATCGCACCTTCGCTGGCATTCCTGACCGGGCTGCCTGACCCTCGTTTTCAATCTACAGGAGAATTTGCCATGGCTCAGTACATGGGGCGTGAACTTGTCATCAAAAGATACATGGACGCCGATCAGGAATTCGTTTCGGTCTGCGTTTCCGAAGCCCGCTCTATCGAAATCAACAACGAAGAAATCGATATTACCAAGCCCGACTGCGTGAACCCCGGTAGTAAGCTTGTTCGTTCGCTGATGTATGGCATGCAGAGCATTGGTTTGCAGCTGGATGGTGCCTATGTCGGCAATGCGGCGCAGAAAGCGATGACCGGCGATGCCGTCAATCAGATCGTCACATCCTATCAAGTCGTGGTTCCTGGTGTCGGCACGTTCGAGGCAGACTTCCTTGTGTCAATGACACTGTCTGGTGACAAGACTGGCGAATTGCAGGCGCAGGGACGAATGTCTGCGACCGGCAATATCGGCTTCACGGCGGCAGCATAATGGATCCGATATTCAACCCCGCACGAGGCGAAGCCTCATGCCAGATCGGCAAAACGAAAATCGTGATGGTTGTTGAGTTTGCTCGCCTGGCGCAATTGTGCCAGCTGGCAGACTGCGACGACATGCAGACGCTTTATAAACGTCTGATCGGGTTTCACCCCAGAACTGTCATGGCTGCCATTCGAACACTGACAGTGCATTCAGATGGTGAGGATGAAGCCCGTAAGTTGGCACATGAGGCGATGCGTCAGCTTAGTGGTGCAGACGAACCGGAATGGCGCGACGCCATCACAAAAGCCCTCACGGGTCATATCGCGCAAGGCCATAAAATCCGAGATGAAGTTGATGCTATCGCTGATCTGGATCGTGCATTTGATAAGCTCGACCCGGGAAACGTCCTAAGCCCTTCAGTGTAAGTGAGCGCATTTCTCATATGCAGCGAATTGCGACTGGCCAGTTAGGCTGGTCGCCTCGCACTTTCTGGCGCTCGACATGGCCTGAAGTTCAGGCAGCCATTGAAGGGCGGACAGGTCGAAAACTGAACGATGTCATCACGCCAGAACGAGCGCGTGAAATCGCCCGACACCATCCTCCCACCAAATCCATCAGGAGCAAACCACAATGAGCACTCGCGCCGATATCATGGCCTTCATTGGCGCGAATGCTCGTGGCTTTCATGATGCGATGCGACGTGTTCGGGGCGATGCCAAGGATACCGCCCAAGACACCAAACGTGAGTTTGCTAATCTGTCAGCTGGCATGGATCGCTCCATGGGCCTGCTCAAGGCTTCGCTTGCGGGTCTTGGTGTTGGAATTAGCCTGGCAGGGGCGCAACAGGTCATCAGTGATATTGCTTCAATTGATCGCGAAGCCCGGCGCGCCGGTATTTCGATCAAAGCTTTTCAGGAGATGAAATACGTTGCCGAAAAGAACCGCATTGATGTCGATGCGATGATTGACGGCATGAAAGAGTTGAGCCTTCGTGCCGATGAATTTGCTGTCACGGGCAAAGGCTCTGCTTCGGAAGCATTCCAGCGACTTGGATTTGACGCCAAGGATGTGGCACAGCGTTTAAAAGAACCGTCCGAGCTATTCGCCGAAATTATCAAGCGTGTTCAGCACCTTAATAAAGCGGCCCAGATTCGCGTGATGGATGAATTATTCGGCGGCAGCGCAGGTGAGCGCTTCGTGGAACTTATTGCACAAGGTGAAGATGGCATCCGCCAGACGATCAATGAAGCCCATCAGTTGGGTATTGTCATTGAGGACGAGTTGGTAAAGCAGGCTGCGGAGCTGGATGCTGCCTTCAACACCGTGGTGACAACTGTCGGCGTGAGCCTCAAGCAAGCTGTTGTCAGTGTCGCCAGTCAAGTTCGCTACGTGCTTGATCTGTTCAATGATGTCGACAAACGCAGCCTTTCGACGCTGGAAAAGCAGCGTGGAGAAAAAGTACGCGCGCTCGAAATGAAAAATACGGGCGACTATCGTGGCGCGTTTTTACCTCCAAAAGAGCAGCTCGAAAAAGATCTTGCCGAAATTGAGAAACAGATCAAGGATTTCCAAGATCGGAATAAGCCGCGCGATAAACCCGATGACGGTTTTACGCTTCCACCCATGGTTATCGATACAGGTTCGAAAGGCAGCAGCCGAAAGACAGCCATTTCTGAAACCGAGCGGCAGAAAAAGGCGGCAGACGAGTTAATCAAGTCGCTGGAACATGAGCTGTCTATTGTCGGGCTGACAGCCGAACAGCAGAACATTTCTAATCAGATACGTAAGCTCGGTGCAGGCGCAACGCAGGAGCAAAAAGACCGCATCACTGAATTGATCACTGTCATTGATGCACAAAAGGCGGCTCAGGAACGAGCGAACAAATCGCAGCAGGATTTTATAACGGGTCTTGACCAGATTGGATCAGACGCCGTCGACGCACTTGGCAATGTGGTTACAGGTACAGAAGAAGCCGCCGACGCATTTAAAAAACTCGCCATCGAGATTGTGAAATCTGCCCTGACTGGCAAGGGTGCTTATGCCGATTTCTTTAGCAGTCTGTTTGGCGGATCGAAAGGACCTGGCCTCGGAGGTATCGTCGCAGGTCTATTCGGCTTTGGCGGGCAGAAGTCCATTGCGATGAATGGCGGTATAGGTCTCTACGCGAAGGGCGGCATCAGCGATAAGCCGGCAATCTTTGGTGAAGGCCCAATGGCGGAGGCCGCGGTTCCATTGCCCGATGGTAGGAGTATCCCTGTTGATCTGAGATTGGCTGACTTACCCGCATCGCCGCAAATTGCAGAAACGTCTGGCGGTAGAGTGTCGGTTGATGTCGGTGTCAGCGTCGATAACAACGGCAATCTGCAAGCTTATGTAAAGAATGTTTCTCGTCTGGAAAGCGTGGGCGCAGTGAAGTCCTATGATAAAGCGGGAGCGGCACGCTTTGCCCGTGATAGCAAACAGGCAGGACGCAGGGGGATGCTCAAGAGATGATCGATCTTATAGCAAATGTCGACTTCATCGCCTCTTATCCGCAATTAATCGTTCCTGTCAGTCAGTCCAAATTCGGCGGCAAAACCATCTCCAATATTGAATACGCCGATCCGTACCGTGTCGTTGACATGAAAACCGTTTCAATGCGGGCTGATCAGGCAGTGCAGCTTCAGGCGTTTATTGCGGCAGCGCGTGGAGGTATGGAAACGATTGTCTATCGTCCTCAGCATATTTGCATTCCCAGAGCTTATTGGGGAGATCCTAACAATCCGCATATCATCGGCACCGCCTCGCGTGGTGCCGTGACGAATGGCTATACGGTTCAGATAACAGGAGTTGTTCCGGGGTTGACGCTCATGGATGGTGATATGTTTTCACTCATGAGCGGTGATTATCGGCAGTTCCTGCAAGTCGTTTATGGCGGGGGAGCTACGGCCATGAGCACGACCATAACGGTCAAGGTTGATCAGCCCATTTCGTCTTACGTTGGGATCGGGGCGACGGTCCGGTTCAAGCAACCCGAAATGAATACAAGACTAATCAAAGACAGTTTCCAAATGTCGGACGGCCCATTTCCAATGGCGTCTTTTCAGCTTATCGAGGTGCCGAAATAGTTAATTTGTCTTTTTGCTGACCAATACGATTGGGACGTGAACAGGTCCCTCTATTCGCGTTTTCAAAGGCGAGCATTTTCTGATCAGCAGCATCGCTAAAACCCCAAGGCTGGCATCGGTTGACTTACTGCGATAGGAAACTACAGCACGTTTGATAACGCCACCTTTAGCAAGATCTATGCTGACGATAACTAGTCGCTCCTCCGGACGAGCTCTCGCTTTAGACAGCGTCGATATACACTGAGTAAGTTGAAGGCGTAGATCTAAGATCTCTTCGTTTGTGTATTTCGGCATGGTTACGCAACCAGCCAAACTAAGTGCGATAAGTGGAACTAAGATCTTTAAAGCGCCCCGCATTTGAAAACCTTCATATCAGACTCAAGTTAAGATCGGTTATCACATGGCTTTCCCAACTCGTCTACAGCAATTGCTGGAAGAGGGGCGCATTGTCGTGCGCTCTCTCGGTGATTTTCATTTCGGAACCGGCTTCTGGTATGTCTGGAACGGCTCATCTGAACTTGTCTGGAACGGAAACACATACATTCCCAACCAGCTTATCGCGATTGAAGAGCCCCCTATGCAAATGGGTTCAGAAGCGCTTCCGATCACCATCACGATGCCGACAGCAGCAGACTATGGCATCACGCCGGACAAGTTGGCCGAGATTGAGAGCGTCGACTACAAGGGGCGCTCGATCATCCTTTATGATGCATATATCGATCCGGACACACGCGAGCTGCTGCATGTGGAGCCGATGTATCGCGGATATATCGACACCATTGATCATGTGATTGATGGTGGCGAAATGATGCTAAAGGCGAACATCGAAACGACGGCGCTCGAAAATCACCGCGACGGCTATCGCACTGCCTCGCACGAAGATCAGCAGCTCATTTCACAGGGCGACAAGTTCTTTGAATATGCCTCCACCGTGAAGCTCGAAAACTTCTACATCACGCCATACCAGTAAGGGGCAATCATGCGCCATCCAGAATGGGAAAAACGTCTCGTGGCTGTCACGGAGGCGCACTTAGTCACGCCTCTCGTTTGGGGCAAGTCGGATTGCCTTCTCACTGCATGTGACGTTGTTTCGGCTGTTCTCGGTACCGATCCAGCCGTTGATATTCGTGGCAGATACAAGACCAGAATCGGCGCTTACCGGCTGATCAGAAAATATGGATTTGCCAATCTGGGTGAGGTTCTTGCCGATAGGTTTGAAGAGATTGGCCCCGCCATGGCAATGCGCGGTGATCTTGGTCTTTACCAAAGTACGGTTGGTTACTTCTGTGAATATGGTTTCGCTGTGAAGGGTGAGGACGGCTTACGCTTTCTCCCTCGCATAATGACCGAGCGAGCTTTCAAGGTTTCCTGATGAAATATCTTCTGGCTATTTTCTTTGCGCTGCTGGCATCGCCTGCGGCGGCGGAACCTGTTTCCCTGATCGTCGGTGCTATCGGTGCAGCCGGTTCATGGCTGTTCGGCGGGACGATGCTGGCCAACCTGGTGTTGGGTGGCTTGGCCGTTGCGGCGCAGTACGCCTATGCAAAGCTCTATAGTGAAGCGCCAAAATCATCTGCATCAGCGACAGAAACCAAGTACGGCGAGAATCTGACACGTGAAGTCGGTCTGGGTATCTTCGGCACCAATGGACATCATGTCTATCGAAACGCTTTCGACAAAGGCAATCATATTGTCCAGGACGTGTTCAAGCTTTCGGACTTCCGATGCACTGAACTTCTTCGCGTGCAGATGGATGGCGAGTGGAAATCGCTCTCTCCTGACCAACAGGGCGACGAGGGCCGCATCTATGGTCAGCGCGTTCTTGGTGTAAAAGACAGCGGTCAGTTATTTGTCCGCTTCTATCACGGTGCTTTTGATCAGACTTCGGATAGTGCACTTGTTGCATACGCCAATCCGGTTGGCCGCTGGACGACAGCGCATCGCGGTGCGGGTCTTTGCTATGTGATCGTTACGACCATCACCGATGTTGATAATATCACCGCTGTTCCGGGCCTTCGTTTCGAAGTTCGTGGCGCTCCTCTCTATGATCCACGCAAAGACAGCTCGGTCGGCGGCTTTGGCTCTCACCGCTGGAATGATCAAAGCACTTGGGAATTTTCAGATAATCCGCCCGTCATAATGTTCAACCTTGAGCGTGGGATTTACATAGGCACTGAAAAGATTGTCGGGCGTGGTATTGCTGCAAGCCTTCTCCCACTTTCCGAATGGTTCACCGCGATGAATATCTGCGATGAAGTCATGTCGGATGGCAGCCGACGATATAGGGCTGCCCTCATTGCGTCGTCTGGCGATGGTGTTACGCATGACTCGAATATGACGCCTTTGCGTGAGGCATGCGCCGGTTCATGGGTTGAAAGCGTACGTGGCCAGTATCCGATTGTCGGTGCCAATCAGGCAGTTGTTGCAACGATTACCGACCAAGATATCGCATGGGAAAAGCCCTTTCAGCTTTCCTTGCATCGCACTCAATCAGAATTGGTCAACACAATGGCTGCGACATATGTCAGCCCGGATCTGTTCTATGAAACGTCACCTCTCGCCACGAGAATTGACGCTGTTGCCTTAGCTCAGGATCGTGAGCGTTTGGCGTCAAAGGTGGATTATACCGCCGTCACTGATCCTCGCGTGGGTGACCGGCTGGCAGACATTGCAATCCGTGCCTCCCGCTATCAGGCGAACGGCAGCTTTGTCGTGCGTCCGAAGTTCCTCGGCCTTCAAGTCGGGCAATGGGTTGAATGGCAGTCAGTCCGGTATAAACGCACGATCAGATTTCAGGTTCATACAAAATCTCTTGGCGCGATGGGCAGCGACGGTGTTCGTGATGTTTCGATCAGCTGGAAAGAAGTTGGCGACGGTATTTTTGACCCGACCGCATACGAGACAAACCCACCTGTTCCAATTCCGAATGGCCAGCCGATTTATCAAACGCAACTTGCCAACTTCAACGCCATTCCAAACAGAGTCATTGGTGATGACGGTCAGGAATACCCCGGCATTCGTCTGTTCTGGGATGAGATCGCAGACACCACAGTTGAAGGCGTGGAAATCCAATATTGGCCTGAGAATGATCCGTCCCAGATATTCACGGATTATGTGCCGCGTGATGTGACTGTCTTTCAGATCGTGAACGGACTTACGAGGCTCTCTGAATGGAATGTCCGGTATCGTTTCAGAGTGGCGGCAGGAACGCGACCTGTGACTTGGTCTGCGCCAGTGCTGGTACTGACGCAAGAAACGTCCACAGACAACAGCCCGGTCGATTATGGTCGCCTCGATGATGACGTGACCGGCCTTCTTAACTGGATGACGGATGATCGACGTGAACTTGTTCGGCAGGCTCAAGAGAATGCTACCTCATCCGCCGATGGTCTTCTCAGTGCTTATTCAAATATCGAGCGTCTCAGTCGGCGGCTAACCAGCACATACGGGACAGCAAAGGCATCATGGCAGGAAGACATTCTGACCGCCACTGGCCCGAACAGCGCCATTGGTCAGCAGCTGATACAAATCAATGTCAGTCTGGGAAACAAAGCCGATGCAAGCACCGTGTCATTGTTGCAGAGCCGTGTTGATGGCGTCGAAGGCGATATGACAGCCATTTCCAATGCACTGACTGAAGTCAATGCATCGGTTGATGGTTCCGTCTCAAATGCGGCCTGGCGCATGACAGCGACACAGGGAGCAGGAGGCCAGTCTGTAAAGATTTCAGCGTTTGGGCGTGTTGGGTCTGGCGATAGCTGGAAACAGGCGGGTTGGTTTGTCAATGTCACGCCTACTTCAAGCCAGTTCGTTGTCATCTCCAATCAGTTTGCCATTGCAGATCCGAACGACGATGGCAGCTTCACTTATCCATTCGTCGTTGAGGATGGTCGAGTTGTGGTTGAGAATATCGTTGTCGGAACCGTGAAGTTTAAACGGCTCCAGTCCGACAATGAAAAGCTCGATATGCGCGGCGATGTGGGAAATGCTTATCTAAGGATTATTGTCTGATGGTTAGCTGGATCGTTGCAAACAAGCCGGGCGTAGGCGCGGTGATGAAGGTCAATAAGTATGACAGCGACTGGCCGTTGGATGTGCCGAACGATGCGCATAATCGCTTCTATTTCAATTCGGAGGCGAGCAATCTTTCCTATGTGTTTGGAAACTTTCAGACACCACAGCCCCTGAACAAATCGAACTATCCCGGGGGATATCTCCCGGGGGGCATGTATGGCCTGCAAACTGGTTCGCTTGGCGATCAGTGGGTTATGAAAAGTACCTACACGACATCTAATGAGACTGGCACTCGTTATGATATCTATGGGCTGATTGGTCGAATGCCTGACCTCGCAGGCACCATCCCATTTGCAGAGGTGAAGTTCATTTCTGCGGATGGAACATCTCGCATTCTCTGGAACAATAAACCGGGAAGTTCGAGCGCCTATTATTTCAGCGTCACTAACTATGGCGTGACTTGCTACTCGACGGAGACTGGCACAACTGGCCTCGGCTATCGACGTATTCCTTCAGACTTCGGCTATACCGGGTGGTGCATAAGGCCATCGGACACGTCCGCGAGTTTTGACACCTACCTCGGCGGCGACAAAGAATACGTGAATACGATGATCTGGGATTTGCCATGTAACAACGTGCCAATTCCTAAGCCTGTCGGAACGCCTATCGCAGGGCAGATAGCATTTGAAGCGTCCAACAACCGCATCAAGATGGCAAGGCCGGGGTTTTCAATTGATACAGCGACAGGTCGTCAGCTGATCATGGATAGTGACAGGACTCCGATCAAGTGTGTGATGATGGGCGAAACGCCTGCCATCGCGCCGGGAACATCATACTTTGTCGAAAAGCCTACTTCGATTGACTTCGACCTGTCCCCTTCAATGGTCTGCGATACGATTTGCAGCCTGAATGGTTGGGGATTTGCCATTCCTCCAGTCAACCTGAATACTGGCTTTGATGAACAGCAAACTTGGGCGTATTACCGCGTCGAACATGGCGGCATAAGGTTCTCGGTCGTCGGTACGCATTCGGTTGCTATTCGGTTCATGCTCTACGCTACCGGCGTCCAAGGCCGAACATCAGGCGGAAGCGCTGTAATCCGAAAGGTTGAAGGTCAATATCTTCAGATTAAAAGTCCGGGTTCCAGTGATGTCGCGCCGGGGTACAACGATATCCTTCTGGACACTCGTTTCGCAGCTGTGACGGTTTTGGCAGAAGGGTATATCCCAGCCTCAAGTTTCAGCGCAACCAATCAGGTTCACTGGCGTTACGGAAATATCGCGGCCCGTATTGATTTCGACAGCCAAGGCTTATTCGTGTTTCCCAAGGTTATTGTCGATTTTGGAGACATGTTCCGACAAGGCAATCACACCATGTACTTGTCACCGGGCGGTGGCGTTGAAGTGCTGAGGCACTCCATGGCGACTGTCGTCAACAGCGATCATTGCATTGTCCATATCTCGCCTGGCAACAGTGCTGGGTCCGTGACTGGTTTCCCAGACCCTGTCGGCGTCCGCTACTACATCCTCGGAGCTACCACGCTCTAACAATCCGAAATCGGAGAATACTATGGCTGTTTTGTCAGATTACACCTCTGGCACGATAACGCTTGCCAATGGCTCAACGGCTGTGACCGGAACCGGCACGCTGTTCGATGTGGCGAAGTTTCGTGAAGGTGACACGCTTCAAATTCAGAACCTGACGGCCGTCATTGCCAGCGTGAACAGTAATACATCGCTGACCCTGACTGAGCCGTGGACTGGCACTTCGCTGGCCGATGCGCCTTATCGCGCGCGATATTTGCCAGACGGTGCTCGCGTGACTGCGCAGGCTATGACGCTGATCGAATTGCTCGGCAATGGTGTTCTATCCAATCTTGCTGAGCTCGGTGTCGAAGAGGGCAAAGTGCCTGTCGGTAATGCGGCTGGTGAGTATGAGTTGAAGGATCAGTCGACCTTCGGCGTCCAAGACCCGAACGGCAGTCTTGGAAAGTTGGCTGCTTTGGTGTTGGCTGCGAACAAATTTCTAAGCACCGACACCGATGAAAACGTTGTCCAGTCTGACATTACTGCGGCTGCAATCGCACTGCTCAATCTCGGCGGCGCAGCGGCAGCGGACCGGCTGCCTTATCTTAATGGTGCCAGTGGTGCGGCGCTTACACCGATAACGCCCGTCGCTCGCAACCTCTTGGATGACACAACAACTGCGGGACAAAGAGCAACGCTTGGACTTGCTAGGCCTGCTTTCAAAGCAACTGTACTAAACGATGTTTCTCTATCAAATGGCGTAAATATTGTTTCGTTTCAAAATGTAAACGTAAATGTAGGGAACGGATGGAACGGAACAGTATTTACCGCTCCAGAAGATGGATTATATTACTTCGGTTGTGATTTTACCATAACTGGAGGTGTTGAGAATAATGGAAACACAATTCTATCATTGTTCGTAAGGAATAATTGGTGGCAAGAAACTGTCAGAGCTAGAAGAACAGATTACTTTCATGGAATTGAACTCAACACCATCACACGACTTGCAGCCGGGGAAACATTTCAACCAAGATTAACTCTTGAGGGTTGGGCAGGTACAGTTAAAGCGGCTGGCGGTAGAGGCTCTTGTTATGGTGCTTTAATAGGATAGTACAATGCAATATAAATTCATCAAATTCGGCCCTGAGGGCTATCCGCTTTTCTATTACTGCGAGATCACCTATCCGCCTGTTGTGAACGATGAAGGCGAAGCGATTGCTGAAAATCCAGGTATTCCATCTGACGCGCACGCTGTGACCGATCAGCAATGGCAGGATGCGCAGTCGATGAAGCTTTGGTTGTCGCCAGACGGAAAGATCACTGTCCCGCCAGAACCGGAACCCATCGAGATGCCAGATCCCGTAGTCATTTTGCCTGCGGTCACTCTGTGGGAACGTACTTCTAAGAAAGAGGCTGCTGACATTGAAGCGGCTATGGAAACTCAGGACGCGCGTTCTCGCAATATCTTCCGAACGGCGACGACTTTCCGATCAGATCACGAGCTTTGGCCGCTTCTGGAAAGTATGGCGACACAGCTATTCGGTGAAGTGCGGGCCGCTGAGTTGCTGGCTGCTTAGGTCTTTGTTCAGAAGCGAACGCGACGGTTTTGGGCGAGCAACGCCAAGAACACTACGGCCAGAATGGGCACTGCCCCGCCGATAACTACCTGCCCGATATCTGACGCAATGAACTCTCTTACTTGGCTCATCACTACTCCCTTACTGAAGAAACCCCGACTGACCTCTCAGAAAGCCGGGGCTACGCAAGCCTCCAGTCGCGTTAGATTGTTGGCTTACGCCTGACAGCTTTACACTTGTGGCGAGGCAAAGAAAACCCCGGCAGGCGGGCAGCCATGACCGGGGTGGCGCTCAATTGCATTGATCAGAAACCGTTGAACGCAGCCTTAGTTAGCAAGGGTCACGCAGAAAGAAAAGCCCCAAGGACACTTGCGATCTCTGGGGCCGATCCCGGCAGGCGGGCAGCCATGACCGGGGTGGTATCACGTGGACGCCTTGATTGTTCACGCGATACGGGAAAACTGTATCACCAAAAACAAATAAGAAAACCCCGCCACGTCTCCCAACGTCACGGGGCTGCGCATCAACGGGCATGCGATTGTCTCAGCGCGCTGTGTAAATAGCAAAATTAGGGCAAAAGAAAACCCCGGTGAAAGGGACCAAGCCGGGGCCATTCACTGGTGCAACCGAGCGGGGTGCTCATAGCAGTGAATGACTAGGAGATATCGCGGCATAGCGGTTGATCAATACCTGGTCAGAAAAAAGCCCCGACCTTGAGGTGTATCGCTCAATAGCCGGGGCAAATTTTACATTCATGCCATTTTATATTCTCACAATCTCAGGAAAACACAATGTCACTCGCCATCAGAGCCACGCAGCCTGACGAAGCTATTGATCCCGTTCTACAGCGAAACTCGGAGCGTCATCGCCTTTCCCATGTTGAAGAAATTCGATTAGTTCGGCCATCAACGCTTCAGCCACGGGGTTGATCATTGCCAGCTCGATCATTCCTGTATCTGTCTTTAGTGTCAGAATGCCGAGTAGCGGATCCTCATTGAGGACTGTAGTTCCAGCGCCCAGAATTTTATTGAACCCGGGACGTGATGGTTTAGCCATTGTGTGAGCCTCAATTGCGAAGGTTTTGCAGCCAGAGTAGCCGCTCATTACCAAGCTGGATCAATTATAAACATAAGTGAACTGCCGACTATACCGGCTGCGGCAATCTCGTTCGAATTTAGACAATAAAAACCCCGGCGATGAGAGCCATCTGGTTCGCCGGGGCTATTCACTGTCGTGATTGAGTGGAGGTTTGTAACAGTGAACACCGTTAAGCTAGGGCGCAGATCTGTGAAGTGAACTAGTCGCAGGAGCAAAATTATAGTTCATAAGAAACCCCGGCTGACCTCCCAGAAAGCCGGGGCGGCATCACGTGGACGCCCTGATTGTTCACGAGATGCGGGAAAACTGTATCACCAAAAACAAACAAGAAAAACCCCGGCTCGGAGGTCCATGCCGGGGTCTGCGCACCGATTGGGTAAGCGGGGGGGGGCTTGGGATCCGGTGCGCATTAACAATGTAAGGCACCAGTCAGGGTGAGTGAACCCGCTCTGTCATAACGATATCTTAAAAGAGGAAACAAACAAAAACCCCGGAGATGGGACCGGGGTTTGATTTAAAACTAGTGTTACAGTTTACGTCGGTTGTTCATGTAGTACCTGATCTCTTTCCAGCCGATCAAGGCTACCACATATGACAGCGTAGCAAGAATAGCCGCTTCAAATAGCAAAACCCAAATCATGATGCGCTTTCAAGCCTGAACTAGGCCGCCTCCTGATTTTTTGCCCTTCATCCAAGGGATCGCAACTTCTGGTTTTTCGAGAATTCCGTTCTTCTTGGCGAAACCTCGAATGGCGCTCTCTGCCGCTTTCACTGGTTTGATGCCATCGTGGCTGTCGCAGCACGCTTTCCAAGCGGTTTCGTAAATGTGGCCACGGTCATATTCGGGCCACTCGTAGAGAAAATCTAGCGCATCTCCGATGCTGGCAATCTCACGCACAAGGTATGGCCCGTCCTTCACGAATACAGGACGGTCAAACAAACGATCGTTCATCGAAGCCTCCATTTGATCGAACGCGTTACGTCGGAATGACGGCTTCGATTTAGTCAGTAATCGCGCCCTTTCAAGAGGGCAATTTATCAAAATATGAGGGAAAAATGAATACGCACCTTGGCGATACCCGCCTCTTGATTGAGGCGGGTCGAAAGCGTGGACTATTGCGCAATCAGATGGCGTATGTGTTGGCCACTGCGTACCACGAGACTGCGCACACGATGAAGCCGATCAATGAGATGGGCGGTGAGAAGTATCTCCGGTCCAAGAAATACTGGCCGTATATCGGGCGCGGATACGTCCAGATCACTTGGAAGGCCAACTATGAAAAGGCTGGCAGAGTTCTGGGTATTGACTTCGTGTTGAAGCCTGAACTTCTCCTGCAGCCCAAATACGCGGCACCGATCATTATCGCGGGGATGGTCGAAGGCTGGTTCACCGGCAAGAAGCTGTCGGATTACATCACCCTGCAGAAGTCTGATTTCAAGAACGCTCGCCGGATCGTCAATGGCACGGACAAGGCCGAATTGATCGCTGGATATGCCAAGGATTACGATAAGGCCTTGCTTGCAGAAGGTTATGGCGTTGGCCAGGTGGTGACTGCACCGGCTGCTGATGTGGTGCCAACTCCGGTTGAGGAAAAACCAATATCGAAATCTTCGCGCTTCTGGACGTGGATCGGCAGCGGTGGCGCAGGTGCTGCAATCCCGTTTGTCGATTGGCGGGTACAGATGGCGCTTGTCGTGTTCGTTCTTGCGCTCGCGGCTTATGCAATCTTCACCATGCCACAGGCCAAGGCCAAGCTTGAGAAGCTGGTGGACGCGCTATGAGCGTCATTTGGGCCTTAATCCCGAACTGGCTGAAATATTCGATAGCTGCCCTTGTGGCAGCGTCTTTGCTTCTGGCGAGTGGGTATCTCGCCGGTAAGCGCCAAGGCCATCAGGACGCCATCACATACCAGCTCAAGCAAACCGTGAAAGCAGAAAGAGAGAGGGGCAAGGACGATGAGAAACTACGTGGCCTGTCGGATTATGATTTGTGCGTTGTTGCCCTTCGTCGTCGTGGCTTGCCAATCGACCAGTGCGACGAGCTGCGCGGGGTTCAGACAGAATAACATCTCACCCGCAGGCCTTGTCGCTCTGATCAAAACGGATCGGGCAGGGGCTGAACGGGTTGAGGGCAACGATGAAAATGGGAAGCGATGGGGTTGCTGGTAATGACAACTGAAGCGGGACAGGACCGAGCCATTGGCCGTGTAGAAGGCAAGCTCGACCAGATCATCAAGGATATGGATCGGGCGCGGGATGATCGGAAACAGCAATACGAGAAGCAAGAAAAGACCGATCGAACCTTGGACGAGGTCATGCGCAAGCTTCGTAGCGTGGACAACCGCCTTGAGAAGGTTGAGGAGCCGGTAGCAGATTTCAACCGCTGGCGAGAGCGAGGTGTCGGCGCAATCATGCTCGTTTCGTTCGTCGCCGGCGCAATCATGCTCGTTTCGTTCGTCGCGGCATCACTTGGCGGTTTGCTGGTGACGTTCGGTAAAAAGATTTGGGCTGCTATCGTCGGCTGATCATTCGTTCGGGGCGGTTCCCGGCTCACCTATGTTTTCATTTTCTCTTTATTTCACACAGCGCTGCCCTAGATTAGGTCGTCTTAAGCTGGATAGAGGACGTGCTTAAAGACATATATCGAATAGTCATTGTAGATAGTTTGGTTTCCGAACCATTTAGCGCTCAGTCATTGGCGCCATACTTGCCGCTAATTGATGAAAAGAGAATTGCGACTTTTCTCAGGTTAAACGCGTCCGAAAATTCGCATAACCGGCATGCATTCTTCATTCGATATTATCGGGGATGGTATCGTTTTAATTATTTGAGGTTGGAGGATATTGCAGCTTCAGGCAAATAAAGGCCCCACGTATCCCAATGTCGCGGGGCCACGCAAGTGGTCGTACCCCAGCTTCCTCCAAGCTGGGAATTTATTATACTATCAAGAAACTGATATTCTTAAAGACGATTTTCACTCTTCCGGCTCAGTCCCAGCGTAACCGTTCGCCATTCCAGCTGCTACGACCCTAATAGCATTGGCCGTTTCCATTTCATGCCAGCCTGCCGCCTTGGCCTCGGCAATCAGGTCTGGAATGCCGGGTGTCGATTTTCCAGCAAGTGCAGCAGCTGCGTCAGCTTCAGACGTACCTGATAAAGTTGCTTGCTCGATAAGATCAGTAATGCCTTGTGCTACAGCCTCTTGGCAATCCACATCTCGGTCTGGATAGAAGCCTGATTGTTTTGGTCCTAGCATGTAATCCTCCTGCTCAAGGAAGAACGCGCCAAACGTCTAAAGGCTCCTAAAAGAGCGAAGTCTGCTCTTCATTATCGTTGCTTGGCGTCAGGTCGATTAGGTCAGCATCTGGCAAAGGCTTCTGCATTTCCTTGGCTTCATCCCACGGAGCGCGCAGCCACACGTCTATTTCTTCGGTGGTGCGTAGAATGACCGGCATTGCTTTTGGGTGAACCGGCTTGACCACGGCGTTAGGCTCGGTTGTCAGGAATGCGAAGATATCGACCTCGACCGGGCCCTCTTTCTTCTTCCGCACACCTTTCCATGTCGTCCAGATACCGGTGAATGCAAAGAGTGGCTTTTCCTCGTTGAGAGCGAACCAGTGCAGCGGCTTGCGCTTTGTCTTCGGATCTGGCTCTTGTCCGTATTCAGAGAATGAAGTGGCTGGAACGATGCAGCGGCTTTCGACGCCTTGCCAGCGCCGCCAATGGGATGACTTTAGATTTCTGACGTTCGTGACGCCTTTATCGATTTCCGTTTTCAGAAACTCACGGGGCGTCGGCATGCCCCAGCGCAACATCGTAAGCTCTGGGTCGTCAGCTTCGACGTTCCGAAGTACTGGCGCCGGATAATCTGGATACACATCAAGCTGCGGATCAACACGGTTCGTCACGTCACCGAACTTCGGGAACAGACGGCGCATGGCCTCATGATTGGTCGTGATGTTATATAGATTGCACATGCGCTCCTCCTGCTTGAGGAAGAATAGCGCGCATTTTACCGGCGTCCAGCCAGTGCCTCTTCGCCTTCTTGTTTATGGGCGCGGCAAAACCAGAGCTGCCCATACTTGGTTTTATATCCAAAGGATCCCCATGCCTTGCAGCCTTCAGCATCACACCAATGCTCAAAAAGCTTTCCGGGCTTGGACACGCGACCGTTATCACCACCATAACCGCTCATGCTAAACCACCCACAAAGCCGCTCATTTCTTTAAGGCGCACCATGGATAGGCGCATCGGTCCATTGCAGCCCCGGCGTTTGCATACGGCCTTTTTCTCGATCTCATCTAGATAAAGTTGCGAGCGGTCTTTTTCTTGGCAGAGCATTGTTCGATCCGTATAGGCGAGGCGGTTACATTTGCGGCATATCAATTCGAGCTTCTGATCGTCTGCCAGATCGCCAACCTTGACTGTTGTTTTCCAGTTTCCCATTACCAGAAATCCTCGGCGCTAGGGATCCGCGTGTAGCTGATCTTGCCACCGACATGACCGCCTGCCGGTGGTTTCCATTCACCCATGCTGACAATCGTGCCGGAATATTTCGAGTTGAGTTTATCAACTGCCCCGTTGGCGCGTTCCCATTTCTGGCGCAGCTCGTCGTCATTATCGAGCAAATCAATCTGCCGCTCGTCGGCTGGTGACAGGTCGTAAAGTGTGACGCCAACCCGAAAGATCTCGACGCCTTTCGGAAAGTCTTTTCTGACGTTCTGCCAGAGTGCATGCAGGCCGGATAAAATGGCTTGATCATCATTGACGACAGAAAGGTGATGCTTGCCAAACCATGAGCCGTCACGGATCGACAGCCAGAGCCATAAGCCCCCGGCGTAATAGTTCTCTCTGCGCAGGCGACGGGCAGCTTTCGTGAGCAATAGGCGCGATATCTCATATGCGCCGTCAATCTTGCGAGCTTCGGGCGGTAGCACTCGACCGTGGCCGAACATGCCGCGCTGCTGCTCTGGCGCTTGGATGTCATATCCGTGCAGCGCATACCAAAGCCGCTCGCCATTCACGCTGTTCCAGATTTTGCGCATGTGTTTCGGTTGAAGCGCATAGAGCTGCTCGGTGCTGTAAACCCGATTTCGATAAAGCCGCTTTGCCATGCTCGACCCGATGCCGGGAATATCCTCCAGCTCGACCTTAAGCAATGGCGCGGGCATCGAGGCGGGCCGCCATATCGCAAGGCCGTTGCCATAGCTTCCGTGTCGCTTGCTTTCTTCTTTGCCAGCCTTGCAGGCGATCTTCGCCAGCTGGCGGTTGGCGGCAAAGCCGATTGAACTGGTGATGTATGGGCCGATGTTGTCAGCAATCGCAGCTTTTATCCTTGCTGCGAGCAATTCAGGATCTCGCTTTCCGCTGTCATCGAGAACGCATGTCAGTTCATCGATGCTCTTTGCGGTGTCGATGGCGATCACCGTTTCGATCTCGCAGAGCAGGGCGTTATGTGCTCGGCGGTAAAGGTCTGGCTTTTGCGGAACAAGTACAAGATCCGGACACACCCGCAATGCGTCCTTGATCGGCATCACGTTCTTGACGCCTTGCGCCTTAGCTTCTTTCGAGCATGCAATGACTGCTGTGCGGTTTGTGCCTTCAAATGGAACCACACCTATCGGCCTGCCGCGCAGGCGCTTGTCGCACTGCTGTTCGACTGATGCGAAAAAGCCGTCGAAATCGAGGTATAGCCGTTCAATCGCCTCCGGCAGACGCATTACAAACTCCAGAAAACAGGGCGAACGAAACCTGCCTCGCGCACAGGGGTGCACAGGAACATATTCCGCTCAATGTGGATATGTTCCTAAAATGTTCTCATTTGGAATAAGAGTCAATCCGCCTTTTTGCGGTTGTGGAAATCCGCCCTTAACGGGGTGGCTATCGGTGGCAAAACACCGAAAAGCGGCGGTCTTCGATTGGCGTCTAGCCCGCCCGGCATGACGGTAGGTCAAATGCCACACCCCGACCCTTGCGGGCGCGGGCATACTGGCCTCTACAGGTTAATAAAAATGCAAGAAGGTTTTTCTTTTACGAGCGTTCGTCCAGTGTCTCCGGCTGCGAGCTACATTGGCGGAAAGAAGCAACTCGCGCAGCGCGTGACATCTGTCATCGAGCAAATCCCGCACGCTGTCTATGCAGAACCATTCGTTGGTATGGGTGGCGTGTTCTTCCGCCGTCAGCTGATCGCCAAATGTGAGGTTATCAACGATGTGTCTGGCGACGTGATTACGCTCTTTCGGATCTTGCAGCGACATTATCCGCAATTTATGGAAACGCTAAAATTCCAGATCACATCTCGTAAGGAATTTGAGAGGCTCAAAGCTTGCGATGCCTCAACGCTTACGGATCTGGAACGCGCTGCACGGTTTCTTTACCTCCAGCGTCTGGCATTTGGCGGCAAGGTCAACGGACGCAACTATGGCGTAGATACGGGCGGATCTGCTCGCTTCAACGTCAACCGCCTTGGCGTATTGTTGGAAGAGATCCACGAACGTCTCGCAGGCGTCCAGATCGAAAATCTGTCTTGGGCAGAATTCATTGATCGGTATGACACTCCGGGAACGCTGTTCTACATGGATCCGCCATATTTCGGTTGTGAAAATGATTACGGCAAGAACGTCTTCAGCCGTGACGATTTCGAGAGGATCGCCAAGCGGATGCAGGATATAAAGGGACGCTTCCTGATTTCCCTTAACGATACACCTGAAGTGCGATCAATCTTCTCGGCGTTCAAGATCTGCGATGTGTCGCTGACCTATACCGTTGGTGGCGGGCAGGCGAAACCAGTCGGTGAAGTTCTCATCATGGACCGAAAGCTGCCTGCTGTAGCGAATATGCCCGAATAACGGGCAAAGCCTATAATCTGACCTTTTGGAGGCATGGGCTTGCCAGAAAAGAAAACCGCGTTAAGATTATGAGCGTTGATCTCCGGATATCAATTATGAAGGCCCATCCAGCACCGTCATCTCGCTGGGTGGGCTTTTTATGTTGCCCCGGCGCTCTTCCCAAAACACCGGGGCGGCACGGTCGTTCGTGAGTGCGTCTCCGTAGCGCAAACTTTAGCCTTGAGAAGGCCGGATAACATGTGAATAGTCATTGGTGGCATATTGGCCGCGGCTATCACGTACATTGTGAGTGGCGGGCTAAAGGCGCTTTAAGCGTATCGGTCAGATATTTCGCTTACCCAGCATTAACCTTGATCGCATTTACTACGTTGGCTGGCTGATCCAATCCGCACAGCTTCTAAGCCAGCGTCCTCCCTAAAACCCGCTCAGTTCAATGCTGGGCGGGTTTATTTTTCGTCAGAACTAAGGCTAGGTCAAAATCCAGAGGCTTTTTTAACTGCTCGATATTCAGCTTTATTAGAAAATACGCTATTGGGGCGGGACATACCTGGTCCGAATATCATCACTTCGGCGCCTTTACTGTAATTGCGCGCGCTATAGCCAATACTAAAGTCTTCCTGCTCGCAATCCTTATAAATATTCTTTATCTCAGACACGTTATCGTAGGATACAAACCATTTGTGATCCTTTATTGCTTTCACTCGTTCCGCTAAAGCAACGTGATCATCGTGAGAAAAGTGGTTTTGATATAAATAAGCGCCCTTAACGTAGTAAGGCGGGTCAATGTAAATCAGGCACCTCTGATACACATTACTGAGATGGTCCGTGAGGAAAACGGAAGCATCGAGATTAGTAACGTTAATACGCGACCTATAAAATCCAATTCGTTTAATACGTGAAACAAGTTCCTCTTTATTGAATCTGCAATCTAACTTCCACTCGCCCGCTTGTAGTACGCCACCAATCATTCCCCCATTCAGGATACCTGATCGGTTGGTACGATTTAAGAAAAAGGTGGAGAAACCAATTTCTACGATGCTACGATTGGTGTGGTCTTTCTTAATATCACGCTGGATGCGCCAATTGTCGACAGACACTTCTGTTTCAAGAATTTTTGATATCAATTCGTCCGTGTGATCAACTGCGGCTTTCCAGAACGAATAAACCGCGAAATCCAAGTCATTGATATGTATCTGTTTCACTCTCTCCGAGAAAAGGAGTGACAGGGCTACAGCGCCTCCACCTGCGAACGGTTCAGCGTAGTGTCCGCCTTCGAGGCCATTCATCTGCAGAAGGGCCTCGATATAGGGAGCAAGTTTTCCCTTGCCTCCGGGATATCTCAATGGAGAATAGTTTGCCATTTTTACCTCGCTGGAATGAGGCGTAACATGTGTTGTCGCGCTCGGCCAGCGTTATTTTCCATTGACTTTAAGGCAAGCAAAGAGTGCTTGAAAATAGGGGTGCAGGCGATCCCAAACTGTGATCAATTCGCTTGGAGCTGGCAAAGCCTTGTGGTCGTGAATCGCTTTATTTAACTGATCGAGAGAATGTGCGTGGCTTTTCGTTCCATTAGCAATATCACGGGCATAGGCAAGGGTTGCATCCTTTTTGTTAGGATCCAAGACGTGGAGAGCTGCTCCAACCTTTTCTTTAAGCTTGATGCCTTGATCCAGCCAGCCTCCAGGATTCCTGCAGGTAACGCTCATATCTTCTAGAAAAACCATAGTGGCCTTTTCCGTGAAGATGCGTATCATTGCCGATCCAATGTGGGGATTGCTTTCGACTTTCAACTTGCGAAGCTCGTTATAGAGCTTGTTGAGGGCATTATTCTTAATACTTAAACCTTTGTCCGCTAAGGTCTTTCTGTCTCGAACTGGGTTTGCTCGTGGAGTGTTCGTTCCTGTTGAGCTTTTACTATTCGCGGATGCCGCTCCGGCGACAGACGCTCCCCCCGTGGGCGCTCCTCCAGTTCCTCCCGAACCGCTTCCGCCCGACGTTGAACCTGTAATCGTATTGGTTGTCGATAAACTGGATGCCTTGGGCGATTGCTTTTTCACGCTGAGGTGAGCATACCTATTAACGAAATCGGTTTGGGCATTTGCGTCATCGACTGCGCTAACAATGAATCTCTTATCAGCCATATCGGTGATCATTGTTTTGAGTAGCGATATGGCGGCAACTCGATTTCCGTTCTCGGCTTTAACAGAGTTGCTTTTCTGATCAAACGTTATTCCCAAAACCGGTCCAAACTGTGCTGTTGCTAATACGCGTTCGACCGTTGTAGTTTTCGATGCAATCCCTTCGAGAAGTACATTATCATCGTGTCCTTCTTTGGCGATTTCAGAAAGCGCAATCATCCATCGGGGAGGTCGCCCTTCTGTCGCGTCAGCTCTAGCTGTTGCGATGGCGCCCCACTCGATAGTCCCTTTGCCACCCATGGCATTGTAATGTTTACGCTTTATCCACTTGTAAGCCTCTTGCCTATCAAGAATTACGCAGTCAACTTTCTGGATATTCAAGGCGAGGAATGAAGGACTTAAATCGCGAAACGTTGCGTGAGTTGCGAGATTTATCGCAAGCGACGGATTAATGAGAGTTTTCAAGGCGGTTAGGCGACGGTTGCCTTCGAGTACAATGTATTGGTTGGGATTATTAGTATCTTCTGTCACGATAAGACGAACCGAAGGATCTAATCCTTTGAGATCAACTATGTCTTCTGCTAGCGCGGCAACTTTGTGATTTTTCTCATCGGATAGAAGCACAGTAATAGCCTCTCGTTCCGTCTTTACTTTCTTGTGTCGAAAATTTTCTACATCAAGGGAAATCGCTGAAATATCGATATCCATTTGCCCCTCCGAAGACTCACCCAGTTAAGCATTTGAACGAGTTATATCAATTTGCAGTTGATAATCTAGATGGCGGCGGGCAGGTCAAGCCTGTCGGTGAGTTTTAAGCCAATGCTTTAGCTCATCTGACACTCAATTTCCTCTGAAATGGTGTCAGCGGCTGCCACAAGAACGGTATCGAGACGGTGAGTGTACCGGCTTGTTGTGCCGCTTCCTGCGTGTCCGATTATGGCTCCGATGGTGTTATCGGAATAATTTAGATCGGCAGCGATAGACGCATAACTGTGGCGAAGTGTATGAGCGGTGACGCCTATCAACCCGGCCATAGTCATGATTTTTTCAATCAAATCATCCAGTGAGCCGATATGATCAGATGGATTTCTTATGCCGGGTAGTACCCATCCGGTTGTTATGTCAGACCTGATTTCTTTCAATACTTCAACTGCAGCCTTTCCGATCGGTCTGACAGAAGCGCCTGTTTTACTGTCGCCAAGTCGAAAGCATTGTTCATCAAGACTGACTTCTTCCCATCGGAGCTTGACGATTTCGCCCAGGCGACAGCCTGTGAGCAAGAGTAGCTTAGTGCCGATTATGCCCTGCCATGCGACGGCGTCAGCGTTGCTCAGTGCCTTGCCGATGGCTTTAAACTCGCTGGCGACCAGTCGCCTTTCTCGGCGTTTGTCGGCTGGTCTTTTAACCCCTTGCGCCGGATTAAATTCAATAATGCCTTCTGACACGGCATAAGAGAGGATGCCGCCTAGTAGACCTACTGTGCGAGCGGCAGTTCCTGCGCCACCTGAAACCACAATTTTCCCTCTCGCTTTATCAGACTTTCCTTCGAAAGCTGTCTTGCCAACTGTTACATCTCTGATGAATTTGGATATGTCAGATCTCTTCAGGTCAATGACAAGAGATTTACCGAGAAGCGGTTTGATGTGGCGCTCGATCCGGCCTGTATCCGTATCTAGAGTCGATGACTTTTTGGGTTTACCGGACCGACCAAGAATTAAGCCCTTCTTGGCAGCCTTCAGATAATTGTCGCATAGATCTGTCACCGTCAGCGAGCTGCGCCGTGTTTGTCTCTCAAGCAGTGGATCTTCTTTTTGCAAAACAATCCCGCCAAGTGTTTCGATGGCAAGTTTGCGGGCTTGCTCGGTCGTGATACTCCCGTGCCGACCAATTGTCATACGGCGCCGCTTGCCTTCAGGCGTGCGATAATCGACGAAATATGTCTTTGATCCAGCCGGATTGACGAATAAACCGAAGCCTTTAAGATCGCTATCCCAGACCGTATATTGCTTCTCACGCGGATCTGCGCGATCCACAATCGTTTTTGTAAGCTTCGCCAT